AATTAGCCAGCATTTTCATAGCCTTGTCATTTTTTTCCCATCCTGTATCATCTTTCACGCATACCGTATTGCGTCGCGCATCTGTACAGTGTATCGGTCTCTCTGTAATAGCCATGTCCTGTATTGACTCCAAAATCTTACGGGTTATCGTAGCCACGTATCCATCATGATCCATGCGGTCTAAATCCGTCACTGTACACTCGATGGAATCCATCACCTCTTTCAATGTGAACGCATCTTTGCAGTCTTCATTGAGAAACACATTCAGATTGAACTGGTTATTGTTGTTTGTCGTATTGTTATTTGTGATACATTGTGGGCCATTCAAACTTATCGCTTCGAGTAGCAAACGGGTCTGCTCCGCAGCCGCCTCGTCGCGCACCGCCTGCGCTTCTAAAATTTTAACAATGTTTGGGTCACCCATCTTTGCGAGTTGTTCTTCAACTTTTGCATTTACAATAGAGTGAATAGTATCAGACATGTCAGTGTCGTCAGGTTCTGTTGTAAATGTCTGTGAAATAGGAAAAACACGATTGACCCTTTCGGCATTTTCTGGCATTTTTTGGTCACACTTCTTTTTATGCAGCGATAAGCCTTGACGATGTTTATATGACTTCCCACAAACACACATATATGCAGCGGCATTTTCGGCATTTTTGTCATCATTATTGTCATCATTTGTCATCATTTTGTGTTTTGCAGTCATTAAATGAATGCTATAATTGCTTTTCTTGCTGCATTTAAAATCACACTTTTCACATACATATTTTTCGGCATTTTTTGGCATTTTCGTGTCACTCATATTGTCACTAATTGTCACTATATTTGTCTAAAGTACGTACCGACAAAAATACAGAGGTACAGACACAAAATCCAAGGAATTTTAGTTTATGGTAACAAACTTGAAAAGTACCTCAAAGTTTGTTACCATAAGAATTTAAAAAGAGTAAAGTTCAAAAGTCCTCAAGAAATTTGTAAAACGACAAAAATAAATGTCGTTTTGTACTTTGTTGAGAGACTTTGGGAAAAAGTAAATTTATATTGTGGAAACTCTTTCCCACAATTTGATAAAAAATATGATAGGTTATAATCTTGATATAGTATAACTATGTCATCGTCATTTACAGAATACGTATTACTTGCTGGTATTTCAGAAAACAATACATTTTATACAACATATGGGGCAGTGATGCCATTCATCAATGAGATACTTAATCTCTTAACCATAACGATTTTCAAGCCACATTTTCAGATTGAGGTATACCCCCATGACCCACGTACATTTGAGATGCATCTCAGAAAGGCAATCATCGATACGCTTGCGATCACAGGAATAGTAGCGAACATGGCGTACAATGGAGATAATACATCGAAAAGCACGAATATGGTTCGAGGTTCGTTATATGCGTTTTTTAGTTTTTTGGTTCCCAATGTATTTATGTCACGAGTACTTAATTTTAAATCAATGCATGCAAATCTTATTGCAGGTGTAATATTCATTCTCTGTCTGGATTTATCTGTGCGAACCGCAACATACTACTATAATAAATACTTTGCTGATTCTGATGTGAATATGTATAATAGCGAAAGCGTTGATATATCATAACGTGATAGAGATGTTTATATAGTTATGGTTAACACAGTTTTTTTTATCTAAATACTATGTATAACTTTAGCGGCATGGGTGATACAGTGACTAATCCATATACCAACACCGATTTGTTTGGTAAAGCAAACCTTATTAATCATCCAGACTTTAATGGGAGCCTTTCTGTTGAAAAAGTTCGTGATTTTTATAATTCTAAGTATGGAATGACAACACCTCATTGGAATGCGTTATTTGGTAATAGTAATCCAATATATGCTAACAGCGGGAAAGGAGTTATACAGCCTATTAGTACACTATTTAAACAGAAAACTGTAAAAACTGAGACAGTTGAATTAATTACGGCTGATATTGTGATACAAGTGATGAAGCAGATAGAAAATGCGATGAAGATTTCTAGTTCTATGTATACACGATATCGTAATGAGTGCGAGAAGAGTGCTAAAAATTTACTCGAGGCTCACATAATCTACGAGAATAACTTAAATCTATTCAACGAATACATTATCAATCAAGTCATGGGTACACGAGTAGCACGCCGTTATCTTATTATCGAGGATGAGGGAAACGTCAATGCATCGTTTGCCGAAATTAAAGTATTTAATCATAATGGACATCAAATATCTATTAGTGCGGACAAGATAACCACATCTAGTGTCTGGGATGGTAATTATGTTAAAGAAGACCTAGTAAATGGGAGGGCTGTAACAACTGATGTTCACGAAGCTTGGCACTCTGGACAAGGCGGCTACAATGATCGTCGAAAGTCATTAGTACCATACAGTGATCGTATGAAACATCATGTAATTATTGATTTTGGTTTTGGTGTCCAACAAGATATTAGCAAAATTGAGATATATTCAAGATATCAAAGCAAAGACAGTAATGGTGGAGGTGCAGGCGTTGATTCGGACCTTCATACTCTATATTTAACTGACCATCTAGACTGGAAACTCACTACAGTTCATCCTGTTACAGTAAGTGAAATCCCGGGCACTACTGATATCAATAAGTATTTTTCTAGATATGATGCCAAATGGATTCAAGGACCTAGGAATGCTGGAACAGGTTTCCCGGCCGGTATTGAACATCCTACTACTCCATCACAAACTGTATTCACCTATGTGTTTGATACCGCCTCTCAGCCTTCAGATTTGTCAGACGATTCTTCTACAGAGTTTCTTGTGAATATGACTGGTTATGACACGGCAACGCTTTATTTAAATGGTAAAAAACAAAAATACTGGTTCCATGGCTATAATGAAAATATATCATGGCAAATACCAAGTAGTTTTACGGTTCAAGGACGTCCAGGTATCAATCGATTTGATTTTGTTGTACAAAGAAAAAATGATGGGGTCAATGGATTACTCGCATCGGTAGATTATAAAACGAGTGATGCCCCACCTGACACGTCTTTTAGTAGTGCGCAACCATCTCATGTCTGTCGTTATGTGATTGTTCAACTTGAGTATAACGATTATGCAACTTGGGCCGGAATGTACGCTTTCAATGAATGGGGTCATCAAATAACACCAGTTTCTAGTGCATTGTCTTCAGAGTATGGAGGTTGGGGGAATGGTTATGCAGAACGTCTTATTGACAATAGTCCTAATTTCTCTCATACACACAACACACCTACAACCATACATAGTCATTGGTTTGGAGGACCTTGGGCGATGATTGATCTAGGCCAAGAACAAAAAGTTTCTAGTGTGGCTGTGGTGAGTCGTGAAAATGAGTATCAAAGTAGACAGCATCCACATCGTGTATATTTATCTAAAACATTTGATGGTTCTAATGCGTATAAATACCTGAGTAGTGATGCACTTGCTATAAAAAGTACATCTGGTCTTGGGGTTGCGCGGACTTATAATAGGTCTCGAAGGTGGATGTACACCATGAAATATTGTAAAGCCAAATGGGAACACGCCTTTAAAACAGGAGATGATGCGTGGACAATGTCTGAAAGTCATAGGACTATGCTTGGGTCTGATGTAATTCAAATACCGTCTATGTCCGCAAAACATGAAGACGTGTCAGCAAATAGATACCAACGTAAGACCATTTATGAGTTTCCTTCTGCAGTTTCTGCACCACAAGTCGACCTAGGAGGGTCTCCTGTGTCATTTACTGTGGAAAGCATTACAAAATATCGGTATGTGGTTGTTCAGACGCCTGGTGATGTATTAGGCACATCGTGGACAGAAATTATAGCGTATGATGTTGATAACAACATCATACCGGTACTCTCTAGCGCGTTATCTACGACCGGCCTTGAATTTGTGTTTTATGGCACACGGCAATCATCGACTCGGCATCACGATAATAATCTAAATACCAGTTCGAGAACGCAGTTTCTCGATAGCACAAAAGTAATTGGGGTAGAAGGTGGACTTAAGGTTGGTTCATGGGCGATGATTGATTTTGGCGAGGACAAATCTGTACATAAGATTAAACTTGTCGGTGGTCTGACGCAATCAATAATCCCTCATCGCGTATTCTTGGCCGATACGTTTGATCCAGACGGCGGTATAGATTTGTTTGGAGTTAATACGCTTGAGTTGACAAATCAACAATCCGCATCTGGGTTCGAGAATAACCTACGAACGTTTACTTACAACATTCCAGGGATGTTTGCTTCCGAAATCTCATGGGAGATTTCACAAGATACTGACGGCAAAGTTGTTGCTTCTAAGGATTATCCCGGTCTGGGTACGCAGTCACCTATACCTACTGAAACAGTTCAACTGTCTTCAGAACATCATGGTTATACTGGATCCTATACATTAACTCTTCGTGATAGTATGAACGATGGATGGGATCGGCATTGGAACATGAAAGTAACCAGCACAGATGCATATGGATACACTACTGTAAGAGCAGTAACCCAAGGAGTTCCTGAAATACGGCCAGCCAATGGCAATAAAAGAGTAATGAGGATACACCTTCCTGGAGATACGACACCAATACGCGATCATCCAAGTAATGGTGCAGGGGTTATACAATTCAGATTATCTCCTAGCCAGATATACAAGAATAAACTTAGTCGCATGAAAACAATATTGTATAATGCTGATGGAACACATACAGCATCACGTGATCATATACTAAATATATATCATGACATCAGGAATAATATATCTCAGTATTGGACCTCACTTGGTGATAAATATGGAAGTAAATCTAATGGTGCGATTGGTCTTGATATGATTAATGCTTGGTATTGGTATGTTAGTAGAAGCAATGATGTCAGATATTCAATAATGAATGACCTAACTGCAAAATATTTTAGTGATGACGATGAGATATCTTTATATGAACTACAACCATTAAACTCCCCCGCAAACAGTTTTATAGAAAATAAGATAATATATACAAATAGGCTTAGTGATATCGAAAAAACTAAGCCTCATGCACTTTCTTATCTGATGAACAACTCGTCAAAGGTAAGAAATGGACGGTCTATGACTGAATATGCAAATGAGTTCGCAATAGAAATGCTTCATAATTCATCACTATCTTCATTTAATTTTACGAATAACACTGTGTCCGATTTGCCATTATCAGTTGGTTATGCAGTCGTTAAACACCCTAATAATGACCGGAACATATTAAATGTTCGAATTTATGTATCTTATGTATTTACTGATATATTTAGTCTAACTGGAACAAGACAAATCGCCATATCATCTGGAGTGAACTTACTTGATAGCATAGACATAAGCAAGTTTGCTGTTGGAATCACGTCATCTAATTTTCTTACTTATTTGTCATCGGCATTAATGATATTAAATAGTGACGAGGGGGTGACAACAAACTTTGAATCATCTAATACGAAATGGGAGTACGGATATCCTTCAAAATATGATTCACTCAAATGTATTAGTTCTACGAACTCTTATTGGGAAGGTCAATTAATCAAGGATTGTTATCTACTTGGATCAAGCATTGATATTCCAAAGAGAGTTTTTAATATGATCAGATACCTAAACACTAACTATTCAGAATTAGAAGATGGCCAGTTTATTATATTCAACCAAGTTAATGGAAAAGAAAAGATAATTAGTCTTATTAAAATTATAAAATCTGGAAACGAGATTGCTTTCCAACATAAAGATGGACGTGTTGATAATATATTTCCTATCAATAATATTAACGCAGATATGCTTATCACTGGAGAATTGCAGGTTGAAAATTACAAGGGTGATATGCTTTTACATGTTGATCCTGTGAGTGATAAAACTACTGTTATGGGAAAGTTTGGAGTCAATCAAGAACTTCACGAAATAACTGCCATGGTTGATATTGATAATTTATCAAACCAAAATATGTCTCGATTTGTTGATAAGTTTGCACCTTTGATATTAAATACAGTAACGAATATGAAGCAGCAGATTACATTTAATCCGTACCTAACAAGTGACCCAACGTATTACAAAGCAGCCAGGTATGTGATTGTTCAAATTGACACAAATGACTATTCTAACTGGGCAGAAATCCAAGCATTCGGTCCGGATGATAGTATATACATCCCTACAAGCGGAGAAGTATCTCATCAGTACTGGACTTTTGACGAATCAAAACATCGCGATGGAAATATAGACACATTTAGCCATACGTATAAAGATTCAACATTCGCATTAGCACCTGGAAAAGAGGATAGTGGGCGTTCTTATGCGTTTATTGACCTAGGTAACGTGCGACCTATTTCAAAAATTAAATTAATTAGTCGAGAAGGTTATCCAGATGGAAATCCAAGAACCAGTCCACATAGAGTATTTTTATCGCACACGTGGACTAATGAGTATTGGGGTGGAGCACAAGTCGATATCGATAATTATGTTGCAATGTCAAGCAGTAGTTCATACCTAATCTCAAAAAACACTGTCAACAATATACAGACAACTTATACATACGACCCGTCTATAAATGAAAATACATTAGGTTCTATGCAAGATGTTGTAACCGTTCAATCTGATTATACCGCTATTACGTTGCCCCTTAGTATTTTCACAACAATTGCTCCACCCGTTCAAGAAACCAGAAATAATCGATTTGGAAAGATTCAGGCACGTGTTGAATTACCTGTTAGAATATATGCAGTTACGAATGAATATCGTATTCTTTCTGCATTGAATACTCGTATATCCGATGCAGAAGATTATCTAGACCGATTAGAAGATGCACTAGATGCGGCAGAAGATAGAGCGGATGATGCAGCAATGCTGAAATTTGCTATAAAGGCTGCAGTGGTCATTACTGGTGCTGGATTGGCTGTTGCTACTGGAGGTGCATCCGTAGGACTTGCTGCTGTGGCGAGTAAGGCACTGATATCGTCAATTGGATCTGCTCTCATTAATGCAGGAGCAGATGCTGCGACAGGGGCAATTAATGATAAAATTGAGGGTGACGAAGATGAAATTAAAGAGATGATCAAAAACCAACAAGATAATGTGATACCGAGTCTAAAATCTTTACGAAACACTCAAGCAGGCATCGTTGTACAAAAAGAAGCAGATATGATACTACAGGCAGGATTTCTGAATATGGAAGATATTTATACAAATTTGTTGAATGCACAAACAAGACTTCTCTTAGCAATGCGATTGTATGCAACCATACGAGGATACATTTCGGAAAAAGTAAATGATTATTTTTTTACTCCGACCGTAACCACCTGTTATAGACCAATAACCGCTGCTAGATATATATACGGCGAAGATGTTGATACCTACCTGTCAAGAAATAATAACAAGTTCAAGTTTAAAACTAAAGACTCTGTTGGTGTTGTATCTGAGTGGTTTAATATTTATGAAAGATCATCTCCTCTCAACACTTGGGAAACGTCGGTTAAAGATGATATTCGAGGTAAGATTGCTCTATATGAACCAATGACAATGAAAGATTTTATAACCATGGTTATTACCGACGAGTCTCCTATTTTTGGCCGCCAGGCAGATGCATTGGTAGGAATGCAGAGTGATGTAGAAAACAGTACTATTGCCGCGTTAGAGTATCTTGAAACATATCTATATACTGCAAAGGTTGCGGTAGACAATGCAAATAATGTTATTAATAATCATGAAGTTACACAAGTTTCAAACGCGATGAAGATCAAGGATGCATTAAACCGTGCTGCAATGTCAAATGTTAAAACATTCGCAGAATGGCAAGAAGATATAGATAATGTGCGTGTCGACTATGATGCCTCTGTGGTGCGTTATAAAGCACTTGACTGGTTGATAGCTACAAACCCTCCTGGTCATCAGACTTCCGCAGGAGATCATCATGAGATGTTTGGAAGGTGTAAGAATGGTGATTTACATGACCATTATAGAGGAAATGTAAATCATTTCTATGGGTATATTTATTACGAACTAGATCTTTATAAACCAGATATGAAGTTAAATCAAGTTGCTGCAAATATTAGAAGTAAAGCAATACCAGAACTAGCCAAAGAGAAGACTAAAAGAGATAAACTCAAGGTTGAACTTGACAGTTTGATTGCTAGCCAATCTGGATTGATGGATGAACTTCAAGAATATACATTCGCACACGATTGGGATTCATTCACTCATAATCGTTTGAAACAAGTCATTTCCAACTTATACAGAATGTATCTAGTCCATGGAGATGTTATGAAAGAAACGAAACTGTCATATTCATGTATTATACCTGTCACTACAAACTCTGACAATCTTACTTCTGCTATGTATATAAAGATTGTACCTATGTTTGATAATGAATATCCACAAATAGCAATTTCTGGTCGCATGTTAGATGTCAATGATTTCACACGAGACAAATCTTATCGAGATACACTTATGTTATTAATGGGTTCATTTACAGCTGCATCGCAACTAGTGAATTACGGTTCTGTATTGGTTTCTGAATCTATAAGTCATGATGGTCTGTTATTATCTACACGGATAAAAAATGATAACTTATTTATTGACCGCTTTGGATATGGGTCATTGTTCTTGGTAGTTGATAATATGACAGAATCAAAAGTTGCTCAACATGAGTTATATAGTCATTGGAACAACAATAAGTTTTCTTCTTTGTTTTATCCAGATTCGAATATATGTGTGGCTGATGCATATGACCTATTGAATAAAGAGTTTATTAATAAGTATGGATTTGACCCGTTAAATATGAGTATGGACAGTACTCTTCTTACAAATACATTTATGGTTCCTTTTAAATATGACGATAGTTGGAAAATAGTCATAATGAGATATTTACCTATTGGACTTACTTTGTATAGAGTTTCATGTATTATTGATGTGAACGACTATATCGACCAAAGTATTATTGCAAAGGGAGATTCAACCTTTTACGGTGATCTTACAGTGAAATCATCGAGTAACCAAGAAATGTTTCAAGTAGATACTTTAAACAATGTAACTAGCAACTTGTATCCATTTTCTATTGGTACGCATAAGCCTCGAACTATGTTAGATATTCGCGATACGTCAATAATTGACATGAATTATTTTATGTCAAAAGTGTCGAGTGGATTACGGGAAATAACTTCAGGAATACTTACGCATAATATAATAACCAATAATGACGATTATATATATAGTTATCGTTTGAACCGAGTCACAAACAATGCGAGTGATACAGTAGTTTTGGAGCATGGATTATATCCTGAATGGTCAGGTGCGACATATGCACAAATAATAGCATCTGATCCAGACCGCGCAGGCTTGATTGAAGAGTTTGTGCTACCTTCGTTACAAGAGTCGATAGACAATACATTATTTTATCCTGGAAGTATCTACTCATCAAGAATACCCTTTGTATCTGGAGTAAAGTTTTCAGTTCACACGGTAATAACTGTTCAACCTGGATTTGTTGATGTTATTGGTCGTGGTTGGAACCTTCAAGAATATGGAATTAATGTAATCACCAACCCTAATATCATAAAGTTATTTGACAGTATGAATGCAACTATAAAATATGCAAACTTTATTAATCGTATTGTTACTACAGATATACCTGCGCCTATAGATGTACGATATATATCTGACACATATCCAAATATATCCAAGAACGTATACAAATATACATTAGTTGACACAACTGCATCTGTATTGGATAATCTTGTCACAAAAACTTCAATCTCACCTGATTACAAGGTTGTGTCTGGTGGAACTCCAGTAGTTATTTCTAATGTGCTTGATACATCAGAACGCGTTTTCCATACATCGTTCATTGTTACCTATTTAAAAGATTATGGAAAAACCGCTGCGGCTGGTAGTTTTGGAATTATAGAGTGTAGAGACAGTAACCACTATTATTATACCACGTTTTTTAAGTTAGATGTAACGACGATTATTGTATTTTATGTGAATATGTCAACCGACTATATGAGACCATCTGTTGCGTTAGAAGGCGATATGACAATTGCAGGTGAGTTGTCATTATCTGGATTGACTACTGGTGAAAATGCATCGTCTAAGTATATAACCATTGACCCAGAAAACCACTTTTTGGGAATTAACTCAAATGACCGTTTTGTGAATTATGCTTTGGATTACACGACGCTTGGGTCGGTATTTAATACATCCCATCACATGTTTGTCAAAAACAACGCATATCCAAATGCGGCATTCGGTCGTATTGCCGAAAAGGAAGAGTTGGGAGATGCTGCGACAGATTATTCTCTCTTTGGGTCTTATTCCTCGACCACAATGGTTCGTATCAGTGAGATGTGGGATTATGCTGAAATTCAAGAACGTGTTGTCGAATTAAACAAAACTTTAACTAGTGTTGGAGAAACCGAACCACATTGGATGTTCAAGAGATATTATGGTCCTGATATTTCTTTTGAAATCAAGGACAAAACAGGATTAACCACCGAACTTGGAGAAGTAAAGATGGTAATTGATCGAGTAGATGATAATGGTATTCTGCATGGTGGTTTTGGTGTTCAAATGGTTGATCCTAATCTTGCAGGAGCAAGTAGTTTTGATAACTCTTTGAAAAATATTATGTATGTGAATAACGATGGTGAGATGTATGTTTCGGGTGTATTTTTAGGTAATAAATTGCTCAAGGTGAATCCAACCAATGATGCCGAGTTATTGTGGGGTGATAAGAAACTTGTATTTAAAGAACAACTTGATGCTGTTGTTGCATCAGAAGCCTCATTGCAAGCGCGTGTAACCGCTCTCGAAACTGCTGTGCTTGCCTTACAACAACAATCATCAGGAGGAGGATAAGCACCAGCACAGGAATACATTCCACTACCAGAAGGTACAGAGTTTGGACCACCAGGACAAGGACCAGGACAAGGAGAACCAATATAATGTATCATTGTATTGTTAGAAATGTAATGATGTGTATATAAATCATGATATTGTATAAATATTATGATTTTCAAACCTTACATGCATTGTGTTTATTTGTCTATGAAGGACATTTGTCACCATAGCATTGACCTTTGTAGTACCAATAATCGTCGCCAGATTTGTCTGATTTATGGTCAGATTCAAATGTGGGTCCATGCGCATCGCCTGTTACGCATTTTGTGCCGTTGAGCAATACACAACATTTAATATCTTTACAATTAGCCTTTGTTAGTTTTCCACATTTTCTCTCTAGTTCACTTTTATCATTAGCAGTAGAGGTACAAAAAGACCCTTTGCTAGTTACTTTCAAATCATCTGATGGTTTTGCTGCATGTACGCTTTCTTTACTAGGTTCACTGGATTCAGTGCTCATACCTTCAACTATATTGCCTGTGGTCGCATCAGTGCTTGTCTTTACTGCCATGGGAAGGATCGAGAATGCCAGTGCGCGAAGATCCTCTGGATTGGCATAGTGTAGCGTATGTGTGCCAAGAACGATCAATATAGATACAATGGCAAGAGAAATAAGTAAAAACTTCGTTACTAGAGAGAACATCGTGTACTATCTAGAGAAAAAAGATAGACACAAATGTGCGAAAATGCTAGATTGTAGTATGATGTCCTCCTACAAATTGAATGAAATGCGATATAACAACATAATAGTATATCACCTCTTATTATAGAAGAAGTTTCCGATGATCATACCAGTCAAGTGTTTTACATGTGGAGAAGTCTTAGCAGATAAATATCTGTTCTACTTGGAAAAGACACGCAAAAAGAAACTCAATAAGGGAGTTGACGTAGACCGTCTATTATATTTAACCAAGGAGAACACTTCAAAAACTCCCGAAGGAGAAGTGCTTGATGAACTTGGTCTCACAAAAATGTGTTGTCGTCGCCATATGCTCACACATGTAGATGTAGAGTAAGTAGCCAATTATTTAATATATTGTTGTTTTTTGTTATTATCTCTATGTATACTATATCGTCTAGAATGCCTATGACCAGAAAAACACATCGTAGTCGAACTATGAAAGGCAAGCGTACGCGAGGTAAACATAGCAAGCCCAGACGCAGTGCGATGCGTAAGCGCAAGCAGACTGCGTCCAAACATAAGCGCAAGCGCAGTGTGCACCACAAGAGACGCAAGCGCACGCGTTCTATGCGCGGCCGTCGCGGCCAGCGTTCTGCTATGCATGGGGGTGCTACAAGTTCTTTAGTACCTAGTCCTTGGATTCCTTCCGACCTTACCAATATATACAGAACTGCTACTGGTGGTGTAATGGATGCCACTAATTCTATGAGCGGTTTAGAGTCTGATCCCAGCCCGCTTCCTTATAAGGATCAATTAGTCGGCGATGGCAATATGGTTGGAGAAATTTTGCGCATGGCCTAACTAGTTAACTAAACGTATCACATATTATGTACTATTTTCTATACATACTACATAATGTTCAAGTCTTTGCCACCTAAGGGAATATGCAAGCCATCTAAGTTTTATTTGTATTTATCTATCGCTGGAATTGTAATGTCTGTCATTCAGAATATGCGCAAGTTCGACAATTCCAACTACAAATGCGGTTCATTTAGCGTTAATGTCCCCAGTGTGATGCTTATTTTCGCATTTAAGATTGTGTACATCTTGTTCTGGACATACGTCTTGAACTTGTTATGCAAAGACAACAACGTGCGTCTCGCATGGCTTCTTGTCTTATTCCCCGTCATCCTACTGTTTGTTATTTTAGGTATGCTTTTGTTGACAGGTGGCGTGAAAAAGGACGCTGACAAGGAGGGTTTTAGCGAAGGTCTCGAAGAAAAGGATAGTGATAGTGATTGTGGTAGTCATTGTAGCGAAGAAGATCATGAAGAAGCCGAAGAAAGTCCTATTCCTTTTGCAAGTAGTACCGAAGGGTTTGGATGTGGTAAAAAGAAGCCCCCAGTTCCAATGATTGCATAAGTTATATTAGATGTAAGTTAGGTAATATGAACTTGCATTAAGATATATTAAACATTGTTTCGGGTCATGACATTTCGTGTGCAAACACAATAGATATGTTATGACGCATCAAAATATAAGGAGTGTACACAGTATATAGTTATAGTATTCAGTGTTACATGGAAGATATTGCATGGAAGTTGATCGACAAGTATTTCACAGACAATCCGTATAATCTCGTGACACATCATCTGGAATCATATAATGATTTTATTGATATGGATATCAAGAAGGTACTTAAGGATAATAACCCATTACGGTTCATTGAAAAAATGGACAAATCAGGATCCGCTGACCGCGAACCATATGAATGCAAAATATACATGGGCGGACGTGATGGTACACAGGTGTTTCGCAGCAAGCCTGTGATATATGACGATGATAAGATGGATGACATTAAACTTATGTATCCCAATTTAGCACGTTTACGAAATATGACATATGGAGTAAGCATGTATTGTGATATTGTGATTGACCTGTTTTACTATGAAAAGGGTCAGAATATTACTCAAACCATAACAAAAGACCGAGTATTCATGTGTAAACTTCCAATTATGCTTCATTCAAACCTGTGTGTTCTTCGCTCGTTGAATAAAGATACCAGATACAATATGGGTGAATGTAAACACGATTTTGGCGGATACTTTATTATTGATGGTAAAGAAAAAGTAATCGTAGGACAAGAAAAGTTTGCAGACAATATGATGTATATTAAAAACCATTCCGCCGATAGCAAGTACTTGTGTTCGGCAGAGGTGCGGTCGGTTTCAGAAGATCCATCAAAACCTGTTCGTACGTCGTCTGTAAATCTTGTGGGTCCATCGCCTAAGTTTTCTAATTTGAATATTGTTGTTATGGTTCCTAATATTCGCATTCCCGTTCCATTGTTTATATTAATGCGTGCTCTGGGTGTAATTTCAGACAAAAAGATTATTGAGTACTGTCTTCTGGATTTAGATGCGAACGAACATCTTATAGACCTATTTATCCCGTCTGTACATGACGCAGATAAGGCTTTTACACAGGAATCCGCGTTACATTACCTTAAAGAGTTCACAAAACGACGCACTATCAATGGAACACTGGAAATTCTGATGGATTTTTTTCTCCCTCATGTTGGAACCCGTAATTTCATTGATAAAGCCTACTTTGTTGGTTATATGGTGAACAAGTTGTTACGAGTGCATACAAAAGTGGATGCGCCAACAGACCGTGATAATTTTATGTACAAGAGGGTTGACCTTACAGGAACGCTTATGTATCAACTGTTTCGAGAGTTTTATATCCTACAGAAAGTAGAAATCGAAAAGCGTGTTGATAAAGAGTTCTATTACCATACAAGTGAATACATCAATAATTTCCCTAGTTTGGTTGAAACAAATCATGGCGGGTTTTTCAAGACCGATATACTTGAAAAAGGTATTAGGAAGGCGTTTAAAGGTAATTGGGGAGCGACAGAGCGCACTACAAAGGTTGGCGTAGTTCAAGATTTAAACCGTCTTTCTTATAACTCCTATATTTCCCAACTACGCAAGTTCAACCTACCTCTTGATCCCACTGCCAAAGTCACTGGACCAAGACTTCTACATGCGAGTCAGTGGGGATACATCGATCCAGTGGACACGCCTGATGGCGGGAACTGTGGATTACATAAACACATGGCTATTTCCACGCGTGTAACAAGTGGTGGGTCTTCCAAGCCAATGATCAACTGGATGCGCACTAAGACTACTATGAAATTGTTACCCGAAGCAAACACAAAAACAATCGCATCGTTCGCAAAAGTTTTCGTGAATGGTCAATGGGTAGGTGTATTAGACAATCCTATCGAAACCATAACATTGTTTAAGCTATATCGACGTGCAGGACTTCTTCCCAGTTACAATAGTATTTCGTTTAAGTATGATACTCAAGAGATCTACATATATACAGACGCTGGACGATTAACCCGTCCGCTTTACTATACTCGCAATAATACACCAAGTTATGACAACAAAAGTATCCTTAAAAAGATTATAGATACCCCTGCAGAGTATTCATGGAACGATGTTGTACGTGGTTTTGGTAAAAAAGCCATCGGTGAAGGTGCCGGAGGAGGGACAAACTCATATTATGAAATCAAAGATATGTACCCAGAAATATATACAACGATGGAGAATGATTTAAATGCAAAACTTGAACCACAGTTCGTTGGAAAACTTTCTGTGGTTGATTACCTCGATACCTCCGAAGAGAGTTCTCAACTTGTAGCAACAAACTTCAATGATTTGAAGGACAGTAAACAGTATACCCATTTAGAAATACACCCTTCGCTCATTTTAGGTGTTATGGGGAACTCTATTATTTTTCCAGAAGAAAATCCGTCATCACGAAACACCTTTTCATGTGGCCAAGCCCGACAGGCTGTATCATTATATCACAGTAATTTTCAATCACGTATTGATAAGATGAGTGTGGTATTAAATTATGGTCAAGTTCCCCTTCTGAAATCACGATATTTGAAATATATCAATAACGAAGAACTACCATGCGGAGTCAATACAATTGTAGCCATAATGTCATATACTGGTTACAATGTAGAGGATGCTATTTTAATTAACCAAGGCGCTGTGGATCGTGGATTGTTTCGCACCACATACTTTTCAATGTATGAATCGCGCGAAGAGAATGAGAAAACATCAAACGATAGTGTGGATACACGTTTCGCAGATGTGCTTAAAGTTCCTGACGTGGAACGCATAAAACCCAAATATGATTACAATAATCTAAATGAATATGGTATTATTCGTGAAGGTACTGAAATGAATGACAAAACAGTCGTAATTGGTAAAGTTGTCTCTAGTTCAGACATATTGGAAAACCCAATAGATGCTTCTGTTTTTCCCAAGAAAGGACAACTTGGTATCGTAGACAAGGCATTTGTCACCGAAGGTGAAGAGGGAACACGTGTTGCCAAAGTACGCGTACGCGAGGAACGCATTCCTGCTATTGGTGACAAGATGGCATCGCGTGCAGGACAAAAGGGAACCATTGGTCGAATTATTCCTGAATCCGACATGCCATATACGAAGGATGGGTTAGTTCCCGATTTGATTATTAATCCACATGCAATTCCCTCACGTATGACTATCGGTCAGTTGATGGAATCAGTCATTGGTAAAACAGGATGTGTAATAGGAGGGTATGGTGATTGTACTGCATTCACCACCAAAGGTGCAAATACAGATGCATTTGGTAAAGCGCTTGTGCAAAATGGATTTCATTCGTCGGGTAACGATATTATGTACAGCGGTATGACAGGCGAACAACTTGGTGGAGATATATTTATGGGACCTACTTATTATATGCGGTTGAAGCATATGGTGAAAGATAAGATTAATTCTCGTGCAGATGGTCCCAGGAATGAACTTACTCGTCAGGCGGTGCATGGTCGCGCTAAAGATGGTGGTCTCAAAATTGGCGAAATGGAACGTGACGGAATTATGGCACACGGTGCGTCTGCCTTTCTCAATGACGCATTCATGAAAAGATGTGATGAATATGAGATGTTGATATGTAATAAAACTGGAGGAATTGCGGTATATAATCCTGAACTGAACCTCATGATGAGCCCTCACGCCGATGGCCCACTACGTTTCAATACCACTGCCGACGGTCGCTCTCCTACTCTAAACAGAATGACTAAGTTTGGTCGTTCTTTTAGTGTGGTGCGAGTACCATTCGCCTTCAAATTATTGTTACAAGAATTACAGGCAATGAATGTTCATATGAAAATTATTACATCAGATAACGTCGACCATATGTTAACAATGAACTATTCTAACAACATAAACAAGTTGATGCGAAACGATGACAGTGATTTAAATAATCTAATGAAGCAAGTAAACAACCATATAAACGCAGAAATACGTAAAGGATCTCAACCACTTCCTGATAAACGATATAAATCCACTCCGATAGAAACAGTAGTTCATTCTATTGAGGATGGTCTCGATTCCGATAGCAGCATTCCATATGCACATGGTTCTCCAATCTATCAGTCGGTAGATAGCAATGGAGATTTATTGAATACAAATTGGGAGAGTTATAATCCCAACTCGACAGGATCTGATGACAGCATTCCATATGCACTTGGTTCTCCAATCTATCAGTCACTAGATAGTAATGGAGATTTATTGAGTACAAAGTGGGGGAGTTATGACCCCAACTCGACTGGAACTGATGATACTCGCCCCCCTTCGCCTAACATGCCTCCACCGGTGTATAATTCAGCACAGCATGTACCGCTTTCGGATGATGAGTTTTTACCTGAACCAGTGAGTAATGATGACTTACCCAAAGTAGCGACAGAGAACCAACTGGAGATGAAGAACCCCTACATTCAATCACAGTTTGATGCACTTAATGCAAAAGACAAGATGAAACTCGTGGAAGCCGTTGCACAGGTTGAAAGTGAACGCGTTGAGAAGGCATCTTCCGAAAGCAACATATCGCCTCAAGTTTCATCGACACCGATTGTAATCAATACTCCTACAGTAGAAATGACCCAAGATAATATGGATATTCTCAAGGTAGAAGACCCGCCTGCAAAGACCGAAGAAGACGGTGATGATAAGAGCGAAGAAAGCGAAACTAAAGGAGAAGGGGGGGTAAAGAAGGTCGCATTTTCTTAGTGGTAATATTTAGGATATTATATAGAATCACCCAAATTGAATGATATTCTTATTTTAATATATAAGAATATCACAGATACTAGTATAAGGATGCAAATTTTCATTAAGACACTTACGGGAAAGACAATCACTCTAGAGGTTGAGTCATCAGATACGATTGACAATGTTAAGCAAAAGATCCAAGACAAGGAGGGTATTCCACCTGACCAACAGCGTCTCATATTTGCTGGTAAGCAACTTGAAGACGGTCGCACACTATTAGACTACAATGTGCAAAAAGAATCAACCCTTCATTTAGTTCTTCGTCTCCGCGGTGGTATGCAACTAAATAGCAGTCTTATATCATCTATTCATAAATCGAGAGATACAGTTATTGAAATGATGAGTTTTCAGGGATATGATGTGTCTGAGTATGCTAATAGCACATTGACAGAAACTAATGCCAAGCATTCTGCAAATCAACTAGATATGTTATTTGATAAGGCTAATGGTGATAATATGATTCATAAAACCTATGTCAACTATCATATCGAAAAATCACTTCGTCCTGGTTATATTCAAGACATTGTTGAGGACCTGTATCATGTAGAAGAAATGTTGCAAAAATCTGATACATTGATGGTCGTAACACGCGAAGATACCAGCGAAAACGTATTAAATGCGGTGCGTCATATTCTTGAGAAGGATGGTATTTTCATAATTGTTATCAATATTAAACGACTTCAGTTCAATATATTGAACCATAGCATTGTTCCCAAACATCGCACTATGACAGATAGTGAAGTAAAATCAGTTATGGAAAAACATAATTTGACAAATATTAAGGAGTTTCCTGATATCAATCGTTTTGACCCTGTAGCCGTGGCAATAGGCCTTCGTCCAGGCAAGGTATGTGAAATTACTCGACCATCTAAGACGTCAATCGAAGGTATGTATTATCGTATCTGTGTCTAATTACAGTAATCTTATAATATATCATCCCAACAAATAATGTTATTTTTGTTGGGTTGTTTTTAGTATAAAATATGTTGACTTACAGTACGAGACGCATATACCTATCTTATTATAATGTCACATAGTTCAAGTTCACCATCTCCTGCACAAACGGGTTCTGTTAACGCGGCAACCGCAGATACAGTTCATGAGGCAAGTTATTATTCAGATAAACTGAACGGTCTATTGGCCAGTTTTAAAACACAAACAGCAAAGTTGTCAAATGCCTACGTGAACCATAAGTTATTTCCTACCAATACTGAATACGAGAATGTGTATAATAGAATGTTGTCTGGGGTGAATAGGGCAAAATCAGACATGTTTGAACTTCAAAACGAGGTTGAATCTATGTCAGCAGCCTATCGAGAAAAGTTAGAAGTTCTCTCGGGAGAGATTAAAATAGACCGAACAAGAGAGAGAGATATTGTGAAAGAGTTTGAACAAGCCGAAGACAGTGGCGCCGCAGGCGCACGCAAGGTATTAACGGACACATATAAACTCCAATATGCTTCGAACTTTTTTATGGTTCTCGGGATTATTATATCCATGGTGATGCTCTACCGAGTATTCTCGCCTAGTGCTAGTGCTTCTGCAACAACTGACACAGCATTTGATGTAGAGTAGGCGCATATACATTAGCCCATATTCTTCTATCTACATATAGTATACAATGCATACAGAACAATCAGAATTAATTACGGTCATGAGAGAGAACAATATACGCCATCAAGAACTGCATGGAAAATATAGAGATTTAAGACAAAGAAGATCCAAGGCAGAAGCGCTTATGTCAGATGGTAGTATAAATGTAGCAGTATCTAGAATGCAAACAGAGAGTAATCATACACGACAGATTATATGGTATATAGTTACATTTCTTACTTTGATTTTATTTAGCAAGTTTGCGGTTCAAGGTGGCAAATCTGCAACGAATCTATCTAGCACTATAATTCTTACTATGATTGTAATATTATTTTCCATAGTGACTGCAACACATGGAGGAAGATATACTTATTCAGGAATACCTACATTAATGTCAATGATTATATCATTGGTGGTGATATTGTATGTTGGTCTCTATCTTATTCATAGATAACTCATATAGATAAAATGTGCCGACTACATTTAATAATTTTTTATTCGTATATTGTACTAACTACAATATATGAGTACTATTGAACAGGTTACAGCAACCAATGCAGAACTTGGAGAAATTGTAAACGCTACAATAAATGGACAAACTGGTGGCAGTATGCAGACGTCGATTTCAAAAAATTATAACAAAACTGTTGATACCCACGCGGATACCAGTGAGAAGATGCACGAAAAACTTGACCAAATGATGAAAGAGTACATGGATTTGAAGAATGAATACTATGAAAAATACGCACCGATCAGTAATACCGATAATGATACGCGTATCACTAAGTTCAACAAACAAGTGAAGAACTATTGGGCATACGATGATTATATTAGAAAAGAGAAAGAGGATTATCGAGTAGCCTCCAGCAAGTGGAATCGAGATAATACATGGTATAACAGGTGGTGGCAGTCTTCGATGAACCAATACAATAGAGACAATGAAGAGTTCAAGGAGTTAAGACGCGTGCGTCACAATGAAGCGTTAGGAAAGATTCGTAACAGAGGTGAAACCACCAACAGAACAGTGATCGACTACTACGTAAATAACTATATTGTGCGCCGTAATCAGTTGTTCGGTGCCGACACCACTACGTCGAACTGGTTCATGACAAATGCAGCCACTTCAAATCCATACTGGTCAAAAGTGAAGCGATGGGAAAAAGCAGGGTATTCAGTGACATTGCCTGCACAACAAGTAGGGATGGCTGCTGTTGGTAAGAACTGGGAATGGACAATGGGTGGGTCAAAAGCCAATACATGGTCAGGTGTAGGAAATTATTGGAGCAGTGCATGGGGTCAGACACCTGGGGGAACAAACGCAGGCAGCAATATATGGTATGGACACGGACCTCCATATTGGGGTAGAGCGGGTGGGTGGATGGAGTGGTTAAACATGGGGTACGGAGGTAATGCGCGTCCTCAGGAGAACTGGGGGAAGCAGCCTAACAATGTCCCTTACATTTTCTACACAACCTTCTTTGTAGATCCACAGGGTCCCACCTCAGGGTATATGTACGGATGGTGTGATGATGCATGCCGAGTGTATGTGAACAACGTTGATGTATATGACAGGGTTATACGAGGCGGCTGGGGTAGCGGGGATAAACCGAAAAATGAATCGGGACCTATAAAACTGAACAAGGGTTTTAATATGATCGCAGTGGTTGCGATGAACAAGGCAGGACCTGCGGGTATGTCATGGACCATGTGGAACAGTCCCGAATACTGGAATGGACCCGAAGTGAACATAGGGAAATCATGGTTTAGTCGAACAGGTGGTACAGATTATCAGAAGACGGGTATTATCGTGCGCACCGACTCTACGTGGCGTTGCATTCTCCAGAATGTCACGGCTCCACGACTGTCAACATATCACGAGCAAGCGACCAAAGAGCCGTATAGTGATGCGAACCTTTCGTTGCCTGATTTCATTCAGAACGATCGTGAATTAGTCCAAGAGTTTAAACCATCATCGCTGAAGAAGTTTAAGGCCGCCAAGGGAGTACGATATGTCCGCGTGATCGCAGAGGGTTCTCATTGCATGCAAATTTCGCAATTGGCGGTATATCCTATGGATAATCAGGGAAAGAACATTGCACAAGGTAAGCCTACATCTGCTAAGGACGTATATGACAACGGTAAATACGGTTCCACACCAGACAAGGCGGTTGATGGAAATATGAGACTTAAATCGTTCCCACACATATACCACAGTGCATGTCATAAAGATCCGTGGTGGCAAGTAGACTTACAAGGCGTTCATAATATTGCTAAAATTGTATATTGCAACCGCGCAGACTGTTGTCAGTCGCGCGCGCGAGTACTGAAATTACAGTTCATGGACGCAAATAAGAATGTATTGTGGACGGGAGATGAGTTCGGTAGTTCTGCTGCGGTACAAACATTCGCATTCGGTGATGTAGATCTTACTATAGAGGCAGAGCCGACAGTTCCCAGCGGCTGGACAGCGAAAAATGAAACAGAGAATATAAGAGTGGGTAGTTCAGGATCCAATACGAAACAAGTGAATCTCCCTCGAGAGAACATGTATATTTCTCATGTTCCAGTGAACCCACAGAATGTAACATGGTCTGATAGATTTAGTGTCGATGTATCAGGAAAAACATTGACTGTGCGTCGAACAGACTCTTGGGACGGATGGACTCAAGATCTTGTCCTACGCTCGATTACCAACCCAGAAGAAAAGCCTAAGCCTCCAGTGATTATGCCACAAGTATGGCCTAATTTAGATGCATTTCAGACCCCTCAATTAGCACTTTTAGATAAAATAAGCGCCAAGAGTCATGAAATCATGAAAATGAGCGAGAAAGTTCATATGCATTACGCAACTGTCTCGAAAAAGGAGGATTTGAATATGTTTTCTACACAACGCGATACCGCGTACAAGGGTTTGACGGCGAGATACATGGCCCTATTGGAGGAGCGTAAGATAGTTGAAGACGCAATCACAGAGTTTGACACCGTTCGCACCGAACATTTGTCATCGGATTTAACTGTGGATACGCAACGCATTATCTACTGGACGTGGGGGATTACAGCCGCAGCAATACTTGTATTAATAATGATTTATGTTGCGGAACCTAATATGTCAGGTGTTGTCAAAGGAGAGGTCATCTCTATCTTTGTGATTATCGCATGTGTTGTGCTTCTTACAACGTTCCTTGGACAATCGCATCTTATTTTACCAACATGCATCATGATTGTATTTTTGGTATTGTATTACATGTATAGGCGTGGAAAGTCTGGAGGTGGAGCAACAGTTCCAACGATTGCCCCAGAGATGCCATCGCCCCCTGTGTAAGTTGAACTGATATTTAGAGAAATATCTAAAAGAGACATTGGTAGGAATATTTATGTTATGGTACTATACAGATATCACAACATATGACAGAATCGTGCCCATTAAAAAAAGAAACGGAGAAAAGTGTGGAAGGGTTTTATACCAATCTTAAATTTCCTGAATCACGACGGGCTACACATTCTAACTCGACAAATCATGTTGTAAACTCTCGTGATATATTGAACCGTGAAAATGAAATAAAATTGCTATTGACGAATATGACGAATGTTTCTAACGAGATTGGTTCATTGCATAAAAGACAGAGAGGATACAGAGAAAAGACAGGCAATACAATTCTTTCACAGAACGATTCCATGGACTATACCAAATATGACAATGCTGTGATCGATGGTTCAGATACACCATCTTACCTTATTAAGCAATTACAAACGGGTGGAGTAGAAGAGTGTAAGAGATCGTGTGATACAAACAAAAACTGTGGAGGATTTAGTTATTGGTCAGGAAATGGAACGTGTACAATGAAGGAAATAAGTATTCTACCTAATCCACCCATTCAAAGATACAATAGATCACTTCTAGGTGATGTATGGAATGGACAGTATAACGCAGCCACGAACCAATATCTCACAAACAAAGGAAAAATGACGACAGTAAATCGCGGAGGTGTCACCAGTGTCGAACTCACACCAGAGGAGAAACAACGACTAGCGACTACGTTTATGGACACGAGTGACTTCTGTGACGGTGAGAAGATATATGTTGATGCGAACTCTGAAAGGATTAATCAGACGACGGGCGACGAGGGAAAATGTGCTACAGCATGCCAAGATGATGTAAATTGTGATATGTACCTCATGTCTGATGCAAATACATGTAATACATACAGAAAGGTGTCAAACGTCTCCGCATTTTGCAAGTCAGGAGACGGTCATACTAGTTGGGGCAATCTCAAGAAGAACATGCTCGGCAAGATTATACGGTTTCCAACGACGGATGGTTCTGAGGGGTTTAGTTTATTCAGCAGTTCCACTGAACCTGTCGTGGAAGGATTTTCATGGGGAAGTTTTTGGAAGGATATTAAAAAGGCGGCTGCAAAAGCTGTACCTCCACCCCCCAAATGCAGTATAAAGATTGTAGGAGATTGTCCATCCCATAGTGGATTAGCAAACAGTGGATGGTTCAATGACAGAAATCATAGAACTTCTAATAATGACAGAGGAAACCTTTTTACGACTAGAGACCAATGTTCTAAACGTCGTAATAGGTGGGAAAGTGACTGTCGGGCAAGTAGCAAGAACGTTAACGTGTACAACTATTACGCCCCTTCAAAAAAAAACCAACCGTCACCAAGCGGACCTTCACCACAAGAGACGTGGACGACATACGTGAAAGATCCAAAAACAAACTATCAAACCGACCCCGAACAGCGCAATATCCAGTCTGAGTTGGATGCGAAAGTACGCCAGTACGCGAGTAACGTTGACGAGTTGAAAAAATATAATTTGGATCTTACCACCATGTCGGAAGGAAATAGTGAGACAATGGACAAAGCGATTGCTGAATATAGAGCCAATATTGCTATTGTAGCAGAGAACCGTGAAAACAAAATATGGATTCATGACAAGAACATTGTAGACATTACAAAATTAACACGCAAATCTAGTGTATATATTTATATGTTATGGGGAGTTCTCGCTGTTATTATGTTGATTCTTCTTTTGCGAAACGCTATGTAGGTATTTATGTGAAAGGGTGAACTGGTGAAAGTATATATGAATAACTTTAGGCCGTAGCGTTATTTTTAATATCACTATATCATATACGAAAATATGGTGATAGCCGAACCAACTACATCGCGTGGAGACCAAACGGTCCGAGACATTAAACAGTTACAAGAAACAGAACTGCAAGCATTTCGTGAACTGGAAAATAAGACGGGTGCGGTAACACTCACTCCTGAAGAGAAATCTAGACTAATTACCAAAATCAACAGTTTGAGCGCTACACGCGAAAATCTCTACGACTCCTTGCGTGAAAACCAAGATTTCTATAACAAGAACTTGACGAGTGCACAACACACGCTTGTTCAACAGACCGACGCATTGGAGGTAGTGGAACGCGAACTCAATCGTTCCAAGAGGCGTGTGGAACTTATGAATGAAGAACGTATCAATCGCTTGCGTCTAGTAGAAATCAATCGTTACTATGGTGCAAAATACAAGCACCATACATCTATTCTTAAGAATATTACGTTGATGTTTGCGTTGCTTTTAGTCATTGTAATGATGAATAACACTGGCAAGTTGCCACCAATGGTATTTAAGTCTCTCTTAGTTATCGTTCTAACGATAGGCCTTTACGCAATCATTAAGGAACTCTTCGATGCATACACTCGTGACAATATGATTTATGCACAATACAACTGGTCAAAGGTCAGTCCTGATTTAGAACATCCTGGTAATCTGACAGGTTCTAATATATTTGATAAAGGTGATGACCCTAACGCTGGAGCATGTAAAAATCAAGAATGTTGTGGGAAAGGGTTCACATGGGTGCCACCACCATTTAACAAGTGCATTGCAAATAGTGAACTAGGAAGCGAGGATATTGTATCTGCCATGGGTAAACCAGTCAAACCCTACGATGCAAACGCATCCCCAAAATTCGTATAATTATATTCGCCACAATCTAAAGAAAGTAATCACATGGTATACTATACATCATATATTAGGATATCATGTCACAATGTGGAACAATAGGAGATATTATAAATCAGACTACCCCAGCAGAGCAGTCAACTACAACCCCATCTATGGATACTGTTGTTAGTAATGCAAACAATCTTATTCAAGCCCAGAATCAGATGATGGCATGTGACGCGCAATGTGAACACGATAAGAAACTCGCAAAACTTCGCGATGTGTATGAAGCTACAGAAGATAATTTAGAGACAGCGCCTATGAAGATGGAGGTGGCGCGCAAAAATTATTTGGAGTTCAAATACGGTCAGGATGATTATGTAACAAAAGCATCAGTTGCCCTTAAAAAAGAGGCAGATGATGTTATTGCAAATATGACTCACGTATGGAACCAAGAAAAAGATATGATAACGGTTTTGATCTCTGATTACAACGCCATGTTGAAAACCCATGCAGATATGGATCATTATCGTGAACGCATATCGGCGTCGGTCGGTCGATTAGATAAGAGTTTTAAAGCTAAACAGAACGACACTATAACCAACGACCGCAAGGCATTTTATCAGAACCAAGGTATCGATAATCTTCGGTATTGGTTCTACTTTTTGCGTTGGGCATACGCCGCTATTGTGATAACTTACCTAGTGGGTGTGTTCTCTCTACCTACTACAACTTCATCGAAAATGAAATATGGTATGCTTGTATTGCTTGTGATGTTTCCATTCGTAGTCGCTGTGATTGCAGTAGCCTCTTTCGCGATGATTCGTTCAATACTATCTAAACTTCCGTATAATGCATTCACTATGGGATTAGGCGTATACAATCCTGCTCTTAACTCTAGTACACAACAATACAATCCAGGTTCAGTGGAAGCCAGTGTTATATCCAACGCACGCCCACATCGTTTGGGTAGTGGAGAGACTGTTGCACAATATCTAGGACAGTATCACCCAGTATCGTAAAATGGTAAATAAAAAATATCAATAATATTTGTTATTTATTTAGACAACCCTAAAATGCATCTGTCTCTGGAGGTGGTTCGTATATGATTTCTACTTCCGCCCACCCAGCGTTGCCATATTTATTATATTTATTTGATAAATACTCACATAGTTCGGACATTTTTGGAGCATTAGACGACTGCGTCTCTTCGAGCCACATCTTCCATGTCTGTGAAAGAGCCTGTCGAGTGATGTTTCGACCTTCGCATTCGCGAATTCGCTCAGCCACGAACTGTCCGATAAGATCTTGACGCAATCTGTATTTGTTAGTTTCTGCCAACACCATGGAGCAATCTTTGACTATTCCTTGATTTTTGACACATCTGCGAACCAAAAGGCTGGCGAATACAGGTGCCCATGTTTCTAATTTTGAAGTAAGTTCGGGTACTTTTTTGAATATATACTTACCTTTGCGTTCTTTTTCTGGAAGAGCATCGTAGACATCTGCATCCTTAAAGCAGGATTTAAAATCAATGATACGTAAACGACGCCAAGTACCATCATCATTCGATTTGATTTCAAACAGCGAGTTGGTGCAAACCGCCAATGTAAACATCTGCTTGAAACTACTTGACGATTGGTATAATTCACGAGCCTGAATCTTGGCATCTCCTGTCATCTCTTTCATAGCACCTTCATTTAACACCATCCCTTTTGTAGGTTCTTGGAATATAGCATAACGTATGCTTTTGAGTGCATATATTTCTGAAGATGTTCCTCCTAGAGACTGGCGTTTTGATGTGATTATGCCAACTGGTGCAGTTGGGTTACAGTATTCACCTAAAGAGTTGGCCATGAGATCGGCAAGAAGTGATTTACCATTGCTACCACTACCCTTGTAAATATTAAACGTTTGGCTTAGATTTGCACCGACTAAGGTTGACGATAAATGCTCCCACATATACTCACGTAGTTCATCATCTGGAAAGAGTTCTGACATGAACTTGATAATCTCTGCACAGATTGTCTTGTTTTCGGGTCTATTCAAATCATCGTCAGATAAGTATTGAACGTTGGTCGACTTAGATATATAGTCTAACGGACGACCATCACGAAACTCGCCTGTCTGTAAATTAACGACGCCGTTGTTGAAACATAGCGTCCATTTATCTTGGTCTAATTTGTCACTAAACTCACCATCCCAAAACAACTCTGCAGCCTCCTTTGCAATATGTGTTTTCTGTGAGTTACTATGACATCTAGACATGATATTACTGACAGATTTAGTATGAATGCTTGTTTTATCGTAAGTATCGTTCCGACTATCATCTACCGGTGCCTTCTGTGAGTTGGAAACTAATTCAACCTGTTTTGCATAGAACACTTCATATAGTTCTTCTGAGATTCCAGACTTTCTTAATCGCATTCCTCGGTCTAGTAACCATCTGTGTTGGTCGAACTCATACCAGATTTGATTACTACTAGTCAATCCTGAACACACAAACCTTTCGTTGCACATATAGTACAACACTTGAGCTATCTCACGGTCATTATCATTATCTAATGCGACCATGATATAATGGTCTAGTGAAATACCTCGCACCTTCTCAAACCCTTCTTTGTTATACATCTGTGCCCAATACATAACCGACTTCGCTGTTAACATTTGACCATCAGAACGCTTGTCGATGCTACACCATCTATCGTATAGGTCACCAATGCATCCATAATCAAATCCGGGCTTCTTCGCACTTACTACAACCCATGTAATAAATAGTAACTGTTCATCTGTATTTTTTAGAGCAAACGCTAACTTTATCCATTCGTTGTAACTACCTTCACCATAAAACATATCAGGTAACGCAAGAGCATATCGATGTGTATCTCGAGTTTTGAAATGCTTCGGACTTTCATCTAATTGTCGCTCAATGTAGGCTTGCCACTCTTCTAGTTGGGCTTTTGTGGTAATTCGATCTACTGGTACCATTGTCGATGGATCTGCACTAGTTCCAGGGGATATTTGAGAACGAGACACAACGTTAAGCCGACTATTGCTACCTGATTTATTTAATACACGACTACCCTTGCTGCTGCGTTGTTTCGTTTCAAGTAGACGCGCCGCATCAGGTGTAAGTTCAAACGTTGGATGATTGCGATAACGAACAGACAACTTTTTAAACTCTTCTATGTCACGATGATATATGTCGGTATCTCCAATCTCGATACAAAACTCGCCATCTGTAGCATCCATGCTAATCTTTAATGCAGATGTAATCTGGTACGCATCATTATTAGGTTTTCGTGAGCCATATAGTGTCCAGTTTGTTCCTCCCTTAGAGATACCCTCATCAAGAACATTCTTCCAGGTGCAAGTATCTATCAACGGAAGGTCGCGAATAATATCAATGTTAAATGGATTAGTATTGAACTGTTCCAATACTTTATCGCGAAGAATTGTTTGAAGAACACTGCTCATTTGAATACCAATTATAATGTGAATACCATCTTTGGTAACGTCATCAAGTGTTGTATTTACGTCAGGTTTTTCGAAAACATACACCATAAAACTTGTTTCTGGAATAAATGTAAACATCGTTTTAAGAGCATCTAGATAGATAGAGATAACATCTTGAATGTCATCTTCATTATGTTGACGTTCTCGTATTCCAGGGTCAAATCGAAAATCAAGATCTACTGCTACTGGACCCCCCTCTCCTAATTGTTTCTCTGTAAGATACTCGGTTTCTCCACCTTGAACAACTTCTGTAAAGTAATGTGTGTAGAACTCATTTTCAAGTTCGTCGTCGATGAAATATTTACCTCCCTTGTCTTTCAAATTATTACCACCTTTATTTGGCATACGAGTATGAGTTGGCTTTACATTGCCTGTCGCACGAGATTCTGATAAAACCTCTGCTCTACCCTTATACCGAACTGATGATTTATCGATCGACATCGTACTATTAGTATTGATTTTAACTAGAATGAGATATCCTAAACTTCAGTCAATTTCGGTTTAATTCCTAGAATGTTAGGTGTTAATATACAAATAATATAAACCTATTATGGCGTTAGTATCTATATAAAATGAGTACATCAATCACATCCAAATCTGCTAATGTAATAATACCACAAGAAACCATAAAACGTCTTATAAAAGATGTACGAGGAATTATGAAACATCCATTGAACTCTGATGGAATATACTATAAACACGACGATGAAAATATGATGCGTGGATATGCTCTTATTATTGGTCCATCTGATACAGTGTATGCATATGGATATTACTTTTTTGAGATTGATTACCCCGCTGATTATCCGTACCGCCCACCCAAATTTACATTTAAAACAAATCAAGATAGAATACGGTTTCACCCAAACCTTTATACATCAGGAAAAGTCTGCCTGTCTTTGTTAAATACGTGGAGAGGGGAGCAATGGACGTCATGTCAGACAATAACTTCTATTCTTCTTACTATGTGTACGCTATTTACTAACAATCCATTGCTTAATGAACCCGGAGTCAGTTTAGGTCATCCTGATCTAGAGAAGTACAACGATATCATAGAACACAAAAATATTGAAATCGCCACGTTGAATATTGTTGCAAAGCATCCGTCTCTCTATCTTCCTATGTTCGACTTGTTTCGTGATATCGTTTTGGAAAAATTCACCGAAAATAAGGAAAACATATTAAATCGAATTAATACCTTATCAAAAACCAAAACATCTCAGGTAATTACCACGCGGATGTACTCAATGATATCAGAAATCGATTATGACAACCTTTTTAAACATTTTAATTTTGTGAATGATACGCTGAAACAAAATACATTGGAAGCAACTTCAGACACAAGCAAAATTGATTCCAAATAATATAAGGTTGTTCTCTGTATCAATTATCCTCCTGTACAATATACAGCCATGAAGTTCTGTAATACTTGCGACAACATGTTCTACCTATCAATCGACCCATCCGACAGTGATAAACTAATGTATTATTGTCGAAACTGTGGCACACAAGACACTAGTGGCATCACAGATAAGTCATCTGTTATATCTAGTGTTCAGTTAACAAACACTAGCACAAATATGGCACATATTGTGAATAAGTACACCAAGTTGGACCCTACGCTCCCACGGATTGAACGTATTCCTTGTCCCAACGCAGAATGTGATACGAACGTAAAAGACACCACACGTGAAATCATCTATATTCGGTATGATGATATAAACATCAAGTACATGTATCTTTGTTCTACCTGCGATTATGTTTGGAAAGCAAATGACGCATAATAAGAATTGAATTAATATAAGGCTAGTTCTATTTAGGTATTTTCTATTAACATACTATATGTCGGATACTACTACTTCACCCAACAAGATTCCTGGTCAGAAAATCCGAGTACTCGGGGATGACGATATTGATATTAATGTCAATGCAGAAGACAATCTCGACGATGAAGACGATGATGATGCAGATGTTTCAATTGCTACAGAAGACGATGATGATAATGTAGAGTTAGAAGATACCGATGCAGATGAGGATATTGATGATGATGATAGTAATCACGGTATAGATAGTAGCACTTTAGAACAAGTATCTGAAACAACTACAAGAATAGGTTCAAAATATGGGAGAGTTACTGGAATGCAAGCGATGGATGTCCCAGTTCCACGACACATCCTTGATGCAGCCAACGCAGCAGATGATAATGAGAGTGATGACGATATTGCAAGTATGAGTGGAAACGTAACTGGCGACGACGAATACGATGATGATGACGATGATGAAGATCCAGAAACGTATCTACAAAAGTTTGACGCGGAAATGAACAAGGACTTGCTCTTGGAACATCATCCTACACAGTTTACTAAAAATGATGCAGAGATATCCGTATTGTGTCAGGTGACACGAAATGAATCCAATAATATTATCGACCCCCTTCACAAAACAACACCATTCTTAACAAAATATGAAAAGACACGTGTACTCGGTCAGCGTGCAAAACAACTTAACAGCGGATCAAAACCATATGTTGTTGTTCCAGACCATATTCTTGACGGATATATCATCGCACAGATGGAATTAGCGCAGAAACGCATACCATTCATCGTTGAACGACCCATTCATGGTGGAGGCTGCGAATACTGGCGCGTGCGCGATCTAGAAGTATTATAAATAATTAATCACCACAAATATATTATTTTTTTGTTGTGATATATCATAAGGCATGTCTAAGACACACAGTCAAGAAGTTTTACAAGACGAGTTTATGGAAGAGTTTAAACAGCCTATTGGACAAATTAAACAAAAAATAAATCCACCTGCACAAAGCATTAAACTTCCACCCCAGCCAGATATGGATGAAGTACTAGCAGAACTAAAAAATCATGGAGATGGATGGGGAAAAACTCTACAGACACCGAAAGAGGGAGGCAAAAAATCACGCTCGCATAAAAAACGCAACAAGACCAAAAAACGCACACATAAAAAGAGAAAGGCTAAGAGGGATACCAAACGACGCGCACGGCGAAGACATGTTGTTCCACCAACAAAACGTAGCGCATAAGGTGCTGTAAATACTCACAACAAATATAATATGTATCAATATATATACTATATGATGGATATTGATTTTTATTATGTAAGCAACAGAACATTGGATAATGGTCTAAAACGAAATATAATCAACATCAATCCACACATTTTACATGATTATGAGGTAATAAAAAAAAGGAATAATTATTGGGGTATTTTTTTACGGCATGAAAATGAAATCATAGGAAGTACGCTAGTCGCGCATGAAAAGGAAGATAATATTGATTTTTTGCTATTAGTTTCAGTTTACATAGATGACAAATATCGTGGTCGTAACTTATGTAATGCACTTGTAGAACAAACAATAATAAAAAATGAAATGCGAAATAAAACAAACTTGATAAAAATTGTTATAGCTGGAGGTATGCCAATATTAAAATGTCTTCTTAGTGTTTTTAAGAAATTTAATTATACTATAAAAAAATATAAGACAAAAAGTGAAAACATACAAATACTACAAAATATACGACCCGAAACCGCAATAAAAATAGAACAATCAAATTACGAAAATGATATTTGGCAAACATTGTTTTTTGGAAAAAATTATTAATAATAGACTAAATTTACAAATTAAAAATACTCCAACGTAATTTTTGAGATTTTTTAGTTTTTCTTTTAGTTTTTCTTTTAGTTTTTCTTTTGTTTTTTACTTCAGTTTGTTTAGGTTTCCAAGATTTTGCTAAATACTTTTTATAAATAGCTTTTGTTTTAGCACTCCACTGATATACATAATAACCTTCCTTATCTTTGTAGATATCGCTTCCGTCTTTCCATGAATCATAAACTATTTTACCATTAGATTTGATGGGCATTTTATATAACTTTATATAAAAAGATACTGTATTCATAATACATACAATGGGATACATTTATAAAATCGTAAATAAGATTGACAAGAAGACATATATTGGACAAACCGTTCAGGATTACGAATCAAGATGGTCAGACCATGTAAAAAAAAGAAGCAATTGTCGATATCTAAAATCGGCACTAAAAAAACACGGTGTTGATAATTTTGATTTCAAAATAGTGTGTATAACCTTTGACAGCAGTTTAGATGACATGGAAATAGACTATATCAAAAAATATGATTGTTTAGTCCCGAATGGATATAACCTAAGACTTGGGGGTAATTCTGGACGACATCATGAAGAAACTAAGAAGAAGATTTCGGATACTTTGAAAACTACATATAGAAATGGGACTACTGTTCATTCTAAGCATCAATTAGGAAAACCACATAATGAATTAACTAAGAAAAAGATAAGCGAATCCTTAAAGGGAAAACCGAAAAATAAAGAATCGTGTAAGAAAGGAATTGAGACGTTACGAATGAAAAGAAATCGGAAAATTATACAACTAGATATTTATGGGAATAGGTTAAACGAATTTTATAGTTGTAAAGAAGCAGGTGAATATATTAATGGTTCAAAAGCCGGTATATCTCGATGTTGTCTTGGACAAGGTAAAAGTCATAAAGGCTATATTTGGAAATATGAAAATATTGAATAAACATAATAACAAGTAATACTTATTATGTTTATAGACGCTCTCGGAGTGTTTCGATCACTCTACCTCCCGATTTTTGCTTACGATACATGCTCGTAAATTAACAGTCGGATGCTCTTCCAACTGAGCTACGAGAGCAGTGTAACAAGCCCCCATCCATCGCTTGTTACTGTGGGACACCCTGTGCAACTTATGTCGCTTAGTATAGTGTTTATGTACATGTTATGTCCCTCCATTTCCTCGTTTGACGGTCTTTAAAGGCGCCTATCTTTCCTTTAAGACTTCTGGTTTAACCCAAGGGATTGTCTCTACCCTCACCCGATGAGAGGCTCGAACTCTCGACCACATGCTGACATTAACACACGTAAAATGATGTAAAAGGCATGCGCTCTACCGACTGAGCTAATCGGGTATAAAGCTCTTACCGAGATTCGAACTCGGGTTTGCGGAGACTTGTACATACTACTATATATTTCAAAGTCCACAGTGATAACCACTACACTATAAGAGCAAATAACCATTCGGTGCCAGAATATTTTTTAGGAAAATATCTAAACCTGTGCGCAGAGTGGGGTTTGAACCCACGCGTTTTCTAACAGTGGGTCTTAAGTCCACCCCCTTAGACCACTCGGGCATCTGCGCATGTGGGAGTAACGCCCCCTCACAGTATAACCTACTACGAACTCTCTAAATTAAATTCTACCTTTATAGTATATAATGTCTGCAGCATCTCTCAAGTGGACACATAAAAGGCCTGTGTCGTATTTTCCATCATGTATAGAGCAGTTTGGGCAGCCAACTGCAATCAGTCGAGAAAAGCATGGATTTGCTTTATGGAAGACGAAGGGTCTTTTTAGTGAGCATCTTCTTCGTGATGAAGATGTGAAACATTGTGTGCCTCGACCGCATCATGATTATTTCTATAGTAGCGTAAAGTTTTACGTTCCCGACGACAAGTTTTGCGATGTTCTCAAGGTTAGTGGTTCCATTGCGTACGATGGTCTAAAAAAGTTATTAACAGCGCGTTGTGGTGGCATTGGTGCAAATTACGCGACGTTATATTTAGGCATGATGATTGCAAATGGCAAACTAAGTCTGAAAGAGGTTCAGGCTGGAGATATGTATCCAAAAATGATACGTGGTGAACTAATTCCTCATAACGAGCTTCATTCCATTATGTACAAATTAAAAAGAGAGAACCATAAAAGATATAAGAAACAACTTGCAGACGATTTCGCACATTACGCATTCAAAAAGTGTTATTCCAAGACAAAGAAACAGAAAGGCGGTAATTCGAGCAAGAAAACAAGAAAGCGTGTTACAGAGCCAACTATTTCTAAAAATACCCGAAATCAAAAATGTTCCGAAAAGGCTCCCAAATCTACACACGGTTGGACTTCCTGTTGCCCACATATGCCGTTAGACGAGCATGGACACTACCGCGCAACGAACGAGATGAATGTGATTAGTTACAAGGGAAAAGAGTACGAAGTTTGGACGTGCTGTCAAATGTGCGCTGATGCTATGAAGAAGTCTGCAAAAGAAACACCCATTACATTTGAGAACGACTACATACATTCATTTGAAGGAACTACTATGCTTGCCAAAAATAAACACACTGGAAAGATTGTTCAAAAAATGATATTACACAAAAAGTAGGTTAGTTGATATATTGTATTACGTATAAGAATATATCATCTATATAATAGTTTTATTACTTGCACCATGCATAAGACAAAATAGCGATAGCAATGATTCCAACAACCAGTCCCATATGATAGTGGAATTGCATCATTTTATACATCTTTAACCATGCACGTGTTTGTTGAGGTGTTTCGAGATGATCTAACATGTAGTTTGTCTTCGGAGTAAGAACATAGTAGAAATAATTAACAACAAACGCAGTCGATGTTGTTATGCACACCATCGACGTAGTAGAAAAAGATTTGTCTAACACCCTATTATTGAATAGGATAAATAGCATCGCCACAAAGATACCTATTCCATAACCAGTATAATAGATACATCTACGCTCTTCTACAATGTCTTGGTATAATGCCTTAAACTTGTCAGGGATCTGTTGTTTGTATTTGCGCATCGTGTCATTGTCTGACATTGCGGTAGTCATGTAAACCATTCCTATCAGAAAAACAAGAGAAATAGAACAGCTTATTTTGCACACCATTTATAGTATACTATATTATTTTATGATAAATTAACACTTCCATCGTGAACCACAATCGATACAACTCACAAAGGTTGTCATTGGTTCATCTGCAGAACGCGTTTGCATCTGGTAATATGTACACTTTTTTGACTTACATTTCCTACAAGTAAATGTATCGGTTGCCGCTTCGATTTGAGTGTCATATTTTGTCTTGTCTCTGATAATCTTTTTCTGAATAAGTTCTTCCCACTTAGATGGAAGCATCTCATGGTGACTCATAGATGCAAATGTTTGTGCATTGAGTGTATTATTTTGCAATTGTGCAATAACGACAGGATTTCGTAAGTTTAAATATATAGTACGCAATCTGTCAATATAGAGTTGCACAAAATGTTCATTGTCCCATTTGCGAACCACTTTGCGTGTAATCGCTTCCTTGAGTGCATGGTTAAATACACCAATCTCTAAGTTGGTGCTTTTTGTCATGTTCTTCATATAGGCATCAACCTTGACACGCATATTAGTGCGAAACTGTGTAGGATTGTCAATCTTCATGTCAAATCAATATCGTGTGATAGTTATAATACATCAAGATACATTTATATACATTCAATTTTGCTATACACTACGAATACTATTCCACTATTCAATTAAATATTCTTCTTCGACAAGTTCTGATATATTACTATCATTATCTGATTCAGATGGATTAATATGCATTTCATTATCAAAACATGAATCTGATGGGTCATTCTTTAATATTTTCACAGTAGGTACAATGTTTTCAGTAATATCATTAGCACCAGCATCAGATGCGGTATAATAATCTGGGGTATTCGCATCATTTGCACTGATTATTGTTGTCCATAAATCAATGTCTAACGATTGAATCATACTTACATCTGGATTAGATTCATGTCTAACATGCAATACCAATACACAGTTACCAAACAATCGGATATTTTTTAATGGTTGTGAAAAAATGTATGTATTCTCAAGAGCTATCCGACCAGCATCTTTCCCATATAAAGACACTGTATAAATTGCATTATCTTTATTAATAGACCATTCACATCGTTTATGAAAGTTGGTATTGGACTTAAATCCGCATCTTTTATATAATTCAGATTCATTATAACTTTTTACACATAGTGGCTTTAATGTAGCATTTTTTTCAACAATCAATACTCCAACATTTGCAGTCATTATCTAGGTATACATTAAACGGTTTAGATGCTTTTATACGATATATTATATTGTGATGCCAAAGATATATATAACAAAGTTTCATCCAAATAAACTTATCTCCAAATGGACAGATCTTGAATCTTATTATCTTAAAAAAACGAATATAAATATGATTTACTCAGATGAAGGAATTTATACGATACGAAACAATCGATTATTTAGGTTATTTCCCATAGATATTCCTCCAAAAATACTTGATGGGGGGTTTACAATAGACAACAGTTCATTTGTTGAAAAAGAGGTAGATTCTCAACTTCCATATGACCACATCCATATTCACAAGGATTTATTACATTTTTGTGTTGGAAAACGTTCTGGAATACACCTTGTTGTAGAAGGCACATATAACAATTCGGCATCTGTTATGACCACGACAACTATAGAACAGGCTGAAAATAAATATCATAATTTTACTCCATCTGACATGTATTTTGTCACACAAGAAGAAAATATAGATAATAAGTTATTTATCCAAGAAGTTAATATTCTGCTATCTATATTACGCTAATATACGAATATAAAATGATAGTTTTTACAGTGCTAAAAATAGCAATTGGATCATTATTGATAATTTATCTAGTACATCTTCTATGGGGGTATTATACAAAAGATATTAAGCCAGATGATGAAGAGAGAACAAATAGTGCACTACACAATTCAAAAAGAATGTATGAAGAGATGGCAAGAACCATTCAAACTGGAGAACAAATACATACTATAAACACGTCTAATACAAATATTTCAAATACTATAGAAGAACTATCTCAACCCATAATATCTGATAACATGCAACCACTGAATATATTACATGAACCCATTCGAGACAATGATATGCAAAAAGAATTACAGGCATTTATGAGTAACCTCACATAGGTTATCACCAAGTGTAAACTGGGTAGTTGAAATTGATTTAGACATGATATAGATAATATATGTAGCAATCATCATAACCATGAACCAGTCAAATACACCACATAATCACAAACAAAGAGACAGGCAACAGATGCCTCAACAGTTTCAACGACAGAGACAACAAATGAGGCAACAACAGCAAACACACCATAACCAGAAAAATACGAATGTACGAAAACAAGATCTTTTACAACAACGGACAAATCATCCTGATTTATCAAGGCTTCCACGTGTTAATTTCATTAATGAGACATATGGAGACCAACATGTTCACAACGCCCAAGTCATCACTGCTATTCCTGAGGGACAGAGATGTCTTCTATGGTTCAACAGCACTTCTTCGGCATTAAGTTCTGGAACTGAAAATACAGAGTCTATGAATAGATGTGTTCTTATAGAACTAACAGATGCTAATCGCATGGGTAAACGATACCCAATAAAAACATGTTTCCATACAAGTTTAGCATATGGAAATGGAACGGTTGTGCTAGGAACTTTATCACACATTGCAAAACTGAAAACTGTAGCGATACATGATATCTATTATTACAAAGGCACTCCATATAACAATACGAAATATATAGATAGACTAACTCTCATTGGATGTATGTTCCAACACGAAATACAACAAATTAGTTATTTTACAGACCAGTTTGTCATCGGACTTCCATTAATGATACCAGGGAATATGACTAGGAGTGATTTACTTAATCATCTACAATCTACACCATATCCAGTTGCAAAAGCACAATATCACTATAACGACCGTAAGGATAATTCATTTGTAAATGTATCTATGTCCAATATTGTTACACCACCTATTGGAAAAAATATCAACCACCAACATGGTAATAAGTATCATAACAATCATAACAACTATCAATCTATTCGCAATGGAAAAATGCGAATTCAAGATGCAGTATTCTTAGTAAGTCCCGATATTCAAAACGATATATATCGCATTGAAACCATTGACGGGTTTTATGGGTTTGCAGCAATACAAAGTTATGATACCAGTAAATTTATGAATAAACTATTTAGGAAGATTAAAGAAAATGGAAATCTAGACCTTCTAGAAGAAAGTGATGATGAAGATGATTTCGAAAATGTTGCAGAAGACAAGTACGTATACATAGACAAAACGTATCGATTGCTATGTCGATATTTACCAAAAATTAATAAATGGGAGCCATATAAAACTGCATCTCGTGGAAGTCATCTTACAAATGCAAATGAAATACACGATGTAGGTCGCGTTCTAAAAGATAAACCATAAAATAATAATAATCATATATGATATATACGACATCATGTCCAAGTCTGAACTAGCAAAACTGTCTAAAGGCATCAATACTCTCAAGAGAATGACTACCAGTTTATTATCCACGCGTAAAAAGCGAAGACCAAGTAAAAAGACAAAGTCTGGTAAAAGGACAAAGTCAAAGTCTGGTAAAAAGACAAAAGGAAAAAAGGGAAAGAAGGGAAGAAAAGGAAGGCGCACACATGCTCAGAGAGGAGGTAGCACTATTTCTTATCAACTAGGTGGTCAAGAACTCAGCCCTGCTGATCTCAATATGGCAACACATGCACCTATTTCCGCCAGCAAGGGATATGAATTTTATGATATGAATAATACCAAAGGCAGTGGTTCATTTATCTAAAAAATATAATATCAAATAATTATGTTATCACGACCATTTGTGGTCGTGATAACCAATACACTGTTCACGTACTCATTTCTTTATAGAAATAAAACATTCAGAAAATATAGTATCTTCAGAACTGATTTTTCCAGGCTCCAGTTCCATCTCTAAATCTGTAGGCGTTTCTGCACCACCTAACCCATTCCGATTTAGTAGAGCAATCACCGATTCATGGGTGTCAACCTTGACACTCGCGCTACGAGGCGCACACACCTTCGCCTTCGCCTTTACAGGACTTCGCTTATTTGTCCACTGGGATACGTCAGGTGTATATGCATCGAATGAAGTCTGAGCAATCGTATATCCATTCTTTTTGTAAAATGCACAACGCTTATACCATTGACGTACAAACGTCTCATGACTATCAATAATATCGACAACTACTGGAGCGGTGTGTTTCTGACGAAGAATACGACCCACGGCTTGTTCAATATCTGTCTTGGGGGTCGCCATAATTAGAGTAGTTAATGTTTTAATATCTAGCGCCTCCGATGCCATACTGTATGTGGCAATGATCACCTTCTTCCCTTCACTCTCTTTTAGTGCAGCCTCTTTCATGCCTCCAACATAGTAGCCAACGGTTGCGATTTTACGTTGATCTATTGCATCGTGTAAATATTTCAACAATGATTTATTGTGTGCTAAAATCATAATCTGTTGTTCAGGGTTCTCTGCAACCATATCGCTCAAAACACGTAATATAAACTCGGAACGCGGAGCAAAATCACACAACTTTACAATCATTGTACTATACTTGACCTTACCCATATAATCAGTTTCTATACGACTAAAATCTGTATCTGCATTCTTATATTGTATTGCTCTTACTGTCACATCATGTTCTTCATCACGCTCACCTTTATACACAACATCGCCGAGAAACATCTTAAACACTTTGGTAGTTCCATCTTTACGGTTCATTGTGGCAGACAATCCCATTGTATATTTAGTCACGATCTTGAACAATGCGCACGAAAACACCTCACTTGATATGTGATGCACTTCATCGATCACCATCAGACCGAACGATGCAAAAGTACCTTCGGGATACTCCTTCATAGATAGAGACTGTAGCATTCCTATAACAATATCCTTATTTTCAATATCGACGGTAGACCCTTGTATTTTACCCACTCGCGCCGTAGGTAAAAACTGACGAATACGTTCAACCCATTGGTTTAGGAGAAACTCTTTATGAACAATTACCAAAGTTTTCACGCGTAACTGAGAAGAGATATACAGGGCTAATGTAGTTTTTCCATATGCACACGGAAGTTCAAGCAAACCACCACCTCCTTGAACTGGGTCTTTTGTAACATATTCTAGATAAGCATTCACTACAGGAACCTGATTGTCTCGTAATTCGCCTGCGAATGGAACTAACATAGTATCTCCTTGTGTTACACGCATCTTTGGTGCAACACCATACATTTTTTCACCAAAATGACGAGGCATATAAACACGTTGACTCGATTCACGATAAACTGGAAAAGTACGTGTAGGAACATTTGGACCAAATCCACCTTGAGTTTGTGGTTTAGCAATTAATGTTTTTTTCAAAGCAGCAAGTTCAGTATCTGATAAATCAGACTTTTGAATAGAATATCCTTTAGTTCCTAAACATGCGTTAGTCTGTTGAGATGATGTCACTATTTTTAGAGATTTTGGATTGATTTCTTTTTTTATAACTTTGTTTGAACTCATAATATTGGCTATCAAATATATATATATATACCTAATTGGTTATATTACATAGAACTCATTCTTTACACTGTTTCAATGTAATATTAAATACTTACTTGTTCAGATAACCACAATACAACACATGTCGAATGGAAGTAAATATAATCTTGATGTAGAATATACACATGAAGTTACAAATGGTTGACACAAAAAAACACGGTGTGAGTATTTTGGTAAGCGCTATATTTGTTTTTGTAATACTATTCGAAACATCATTTCCTGACGATATTATTGATATTGCTCAATCAAACATAGGTAAAGTAGGTATGGCGCTCATTCTTATTGCCACATTTGCATCTATCCATCCTATAGCAGGTGTTTTAGCCATTTTGGCATTCTGGAAAATATCTATAGATGATTCCCGTTCCAAAAAAAACGTTCGGTTCGATGATAAGGTATCCAGTTCTATTTCCGTTCCTAAAACTGGTGCGGATGACATGCCTCAATATAACAACATTGATCAAGTTGTTTCTGGTGATATAGGAGGAACACTAGAAGAAGAAGTCATCTCAAATATGGCACCGCTTAAAACAGTTGGCACTCCATCCACACAAACATACGTCCCAGTTCTTGATACGAGTATCACTGCTTCCAATGTAGGTGACGTATAATACAGACACATAAAACATGTGGGTATAACTTATAAATACTCTTACGAATAATCAGAATAGTATTTATTTTATTGAAAATATTTAAGAAGTCTCTTGCGTTTTCAGGAGTTTGAAAATTGCATAAATCAATATAGAAAATATGATCGTAGCAACCATACCTAGTAATAATGAAATTAATATCTGTTTATCTTTTGACGAGAACATACTCCCTCTCTCATGCTTTACTGTAACTGGCTTTGTTTCTTCATCAACCCCTACAGGTCGACAATCAATATAAATATCATCAGAATCTTTAGATGAAAAACCTTCGTAGATAGACGTGTTTATTGGATACATTGTATTCATCATTGCATTTTTTATAGTCATTCCAGTAAATCCTTCACGTGAACCACCTTTGTATACATTGGATAGTTTTATTTTTTGGGAACCACTGTAATACTTCGCAATATCTAAATCAGAACCTCCACGGGATGACCATTTGGGAGATGTTCCAATATTGAACAAATCATCAAATAAAGTATTCTTGTCTTCGGTCTTGATTCCTTGTATTGTACTCAAAATGATATACTTATCTCCATCATGAGAAACAGCGTAGTAATACTCAGCATCTACAGGGAAAAAATCACGCATATTAAGATCGGTTATCTGTGTGCTAGGGTCACCTGAATACGGCTGGTAAGATTTTAACTGATTTGTGATAGTATGAATTAGTTCTGATCCACCTGTAATAGGAAAACTTCCTTGATCACCTGTGACCACAAACGGGACTAAGATATGTAGTATCTCGGCATTATTGGTTCCATCCCTCATAAACTCCATATGGACTACTGCATCAGGTTCAATATTATTTACTGTAAAACCGGCATGGTTCAAAAAATCAATACTACACGTTCCAATACCTTTATACGTCTTATCCGCAAAAATCACTTCATTTGGCTGAGTTGGAGTATAGTTTAAGTGAATTAGGCCTCCATATTTATTCTTTCGCCATCGAAGAGAGACGTCATACGCATGCGTATTTATAGTTAGTGCACACTCTTTACCACACTCACCCGAACGCCCAGATTTTACTGCGCTAAATGTATTCTCCATCGTTACATTCAGTGCAGACAATAAAAATCTATGTACAATATATCAACATTGCATCAATGAAATTGTCCAGAGGAAAAGTATCAAAGTTGCTTAAGCAAAAATCACATACACGCAAAAATCGCAAGACAAAAGCAAAATCCAAGAAGAGACGTCATGCGAAGACATTTAGAAACAATGTTAATGACCGACTTTTGCATAAAGTTACCATAAAAAAACGTCGACGACACGGTAAGAACATGCAAGGAGGTTTATTTGGGATGAAAGAC